CGGATGACACCGGCCCGGTGCAGACGCTGCAGATCACCGAACGCGCCAGCGGCAGCGGCTTTGCCGACCGCGTGCTCGACAAGGTTCTGCGCTTTTTCCAGTTCGGGTTTACCAGCGTGCCGCCACTCGATTCCGAGACGCTGACCTTGCGGCGCGGCGGCGAGCGAGGGCTGACGATCGTGATCGGCACCAACCACCGGCCGAGCCGCCCGACAGGGCTGCAGCCGGGCGATTCAGCGCAATACGATGCGCGTGGGGCGATCATCAAACTGACCGCGGCGGGCCTGACGATCGACTGCGCGGGCCTGCCGTACGTGATTCAGAATACCAGCGGCGTGAATATCAAGGGCGACCTGGTGGTCGATGGCGAGATTACCGGGCTCAACACCAGCAGTGCGCTGACGATGAGCGCGATCCGCAGCTTTGCCAACAGCCATGACCATTCGGGCGTCAGCACCGGCACAGGCAATTCGGGCCACGCGACGACGACTTTGTGAGTGATTTTGGCCCATGACCGATATCCAGACCGGGTGGAATTTTGCCACTGGTCATGCCGACTGGGTGTTTCTGCCCGGCAACGACGCGGCCGATCCGACCAACCAGCTCAGTTTCGGCAACGACCTGGCCACGGCGGTCATCATCAGCCTGTTTACCGATGCGCAGGCCGGGCCCGACGATACGATCCCCGACAACACGAGCGACCCGCGCGGGTGGTGGGGTGGGCCGATCGGGTCGCGGATCTGGCTTTATGCCGATCGCGGCAAGGCGACGCCCGATCTGCCGGGGCAGGTGCAGCAGGCCGCGGCCGAGGCCCTGCAATGGATGATCGATGATGGCGTGGCGACGTCGATCGACACCGCAGCCGCCTATTTCGGCGCCGGACAGATGATGCTGACCGTGACCGTGCATCGCGGCAACGGGTCGCAGCTCGCGCTGCAATTCGCAAACTTGTGGGATAGCCCGTAATGCCGTTTCCGCGTCCCAACATCGCCGCGCTGCGCCTGTCGGCATCGCGGGCGATCGCGGCGGCTTTGCCCGGCGTCGACACGCTGCTGCGCTATTCAAACCTGGGCATCACCGGCGACGTCCAGGCGGGGCTGGCAGACGGCCTCTATGGCTATCAGGACTACATCGCGCAGCAGAGCGTGCCGTTTACCGCGACCGATGAATACCTGGCCGGGTGGGCGGCCCTGCGCCAGGTCTATATCAAGGATGCGGCGGTCGCGTCGGGAACGGTTGCGTTTCCCTGGACAAGCGGCGCGATCGCCACCGGCACCGGCATCACGCGCAGCGACGGCGCGGCCTATGTGACCACCGGGGCGGGTACGACCGGCGGCGGCCTTATCACCGTGCCCGTAACGGCCGTCATGCCCGGCGCGGCGGGCAACACCGTGGCCGGCACGATGATGTTCCTGTCGATCGGGATCAGCGGCATCACGCCCCAGGGCGCGGTGGCGGCCGCGATCGCCGGCGGCGCCGACATCGAGACGCAGGACGATTTCAAAAGCCGCATGCTGCAGGCCTATCAGGCGCAGCTGCAGGGCGGCGCGGTGGCCGATTATGTCAACTGGGCGGGGCAGGTGCCGGGGGTGACCCGCGCCTGGTGCGTGCCGCGCGGATATGGCCCCGGCACGGTGCAGGTCTATTTCATGATGGACGTGGTCGAGGCGGCCTATGGCGGGTTTCCGCAGGGGTCGAACGGCCTGGCTGCGGCCGACACGCGCGATGTGGCCGCGACCGGCGATCAGCTCGTCGTGGCCAATTACCTCTGGACGGTGCAGCCGGTCTGCCCGCGCGTCTATGCGCTCGCGCCCACGCCGAACACGGTCACCATGACGATCGCGGGCATCAGCGGCGCATCGGGCACGGTCAAGACCAATATCGCGGCGGCGTTCGCCGGCGCGCTGCTCAGCGATGCAGCGCCCGGCGGCACGACCGATGTCGGCACGATCGAGGCGGCGATCGCGGCCGTCGCCGGCGCAGCCGGTTTTGTGATTACCCTGATCAGCGCATCGGCGGGCACCGTGACGCCCGGCAGCGCGGGCAACATCGTCTCCAATGCGGGCGCGCTGGCCGTGGCCGGCACGATCACATATATCTGATGGCGCGCACCACATCCGATTACACGGGCGCGACCGTCGCGCTGATGCCGCGCGGCAAGGCGTGGGTGGGCAGCGAGCCGGGCACGAACCAGGCCGCCGCGCTGGCCGGGCTGGCCGTGCTGTGGGCCGGGGTCGATGCGTCGGCCGAAAACCTGCTCGACAACAGCCTGCCGGGCGCGAACACCGATCTGCTGCCCGAATGGGAAGAAACGCTCGGGCTGACCAATTCGATTGCCGGGCTGACAAACCTTCAGCGGGGCGCGCAAGTGCTGTCGCGGTTCGTCGGGACCGGCGGCCAGAGCCAGCCCTATTTCATCGCCTTTGCCGCCGCGCTCGGTTTCACGATCACCATCACGACTTATGCGCCGTTTCGCGCGGGCGTCGCGGTCGCGAATGGCATCGTTTACGATGACGACTGGTGCTTTTCGTGGGGCGTGCACGTCGTCGCCAACACCAGCGGCCTGTCGACGTCGGTCCTGATCGCACAGCTGCAGACGATGGCCCCGGCGGAAACCGCCGTTTTCGCAATCTAGGAAATATCGATGTTCAGGATCGACACAGCCACCGCGGCCGCCAGCCTGCCGGCGCCTGGCGCTGCGGGCACGCCCGGGTACTTCACCAATGGCAACCCGACCACCGGCGTTCCGCCAACCACGATTTCGGCCGACTTTCTCAACCTGGTCCAGGAAGAGATCATGTCGGTGCTGGCGGCGGCCGGCATCGCCGAAAGCAAGACGGCAACCAACCAGCTGCTGACGGCGCTCGGCGCGCTGTTTCTGCCGCTGGCCGGCCTGTCCGCGACGCTCGCCGTGCCGGGCGGCATCACGATCGGCGGCCTGGTGCTGAAATGGGGTCTCTTCACGACCAGCAGCAGCGGCTTCACCGCGTTTCCGACCGCACTGCTGCTGCCGTTCGGGACGCAGATGGGATCAACCCCGGCGATCTATTCGCCGCAGTTCAATCTCGCAGGCGCCACCTCGACAACGATCCCCACGGCGGCGATCGGCACCGACAGCGGCTATCATGCCTGCTCGATCGCCTATCTGCTGCTCGGCCACTGAGGGCGACATGGCCAACTGTGAATTCGCCGTCGGCGCCACGATCCTGATCGGGATCGAATGCCGGGGCGCGACCAATGATCTGCTGATCGGTGCGACTTGCACCGGAGCGCTGAAGGCCGCCGTCGAAACGGTCGATGGCTGGGTGGTGCCGGCAGCGTCCGCGGCCACGATCGCGACGTTCAGTCCGGCGGTGCGCAATGCAACGGCCGATGTCGGGCCCGGGTGGGATCTGACGATCGATCCGGCAACCTGCGCCAGCCTGCCGGTGGGCATCTATGTCTCGAACGCCGTGATCACGCTGGCCAGCGGCCTGGTGGTCAAGACGCATCCGCTGTTCATCAAACTGGTACAGGCGACATCATGACCGACGTTCAAGTGCGCTGGCTGGTACCGCCCGGCCCAGCCCCGGCCGCGGCGCTGGGCACGCCCGGCGCGACCTGGCCGCAGCAGCTGTTTGCGGCCGGCCTGATCCCCGACGCATCGATCGCGTCGGCCACCCAATACATGATGTCCGTCTGGACTTTGGAGGAAGCAAGTATGGCCGTCGCAGCGACATCGACGCCGCTGATCGCGACGATCAACGACACCGCCTTGCATATGCTCGGGCCCTTCGCGCCCCAGCTCGCGCGCCCGATCATCCTGACGCTCGTCGCCACGGGCGCCAGCGGCACCGCGCAGCTGCTGCGCTCGACCGATGGCGGCACCACAAAGCTGCCGATCACGCAGGGCGGCGCACCTGCCGCTGATTACCAGATCGGCCTAGGCGGCCCGTTCGCGGGCGTCGTGGCCAACGAGCGCATCTGGACCGAAACCGATGCCGCCGCGACCGAATACCTGCAGGTCCAACTGACCGCAGGCAGCCTGGCCGTGCGCCTGGCGCAATAATCCCTCCATTCCCCGAGACTGCCATGCCCGATCCCAACGACCACGGCGCGATGATCGCGGCGGCGTTCGAACGCATGAACGCGCAACAGCGCGATATCGACCGCGTCGATAGCGACGTCGACCAGGTGGAAGACTCGCTCGGCGATCAGATCCGCAAGCTCGATGACAAGATCGAGATCCTGATCAAGCAGAACGCCGAAATGCGCGGCATCATCGGCGCGCTCAAATGGATCGTCGCGCTGTTGCTTGGCATCGGCACCATTCTCGGCGCGCTGTTCAGCGGCGCACTGACCCCGCCACACCACTGAGGCATCCCATGCAACTGACTGTGCGAAGCGTGGCCTATGTCGCGCACGAAGAAGGCTGCGCACTCGAGGCGTACAATGACAGCGACAACCCGCCGAACCTAACCTGGGCGATCGGCCTGACCAGTGCGGCGGGCATCAACGTGCGGCAATACCTCAACCGCCCTGCGCCGATCGAGGTCTGCCTGCGCGCCAGCATCGCGCGCCTGCAGGCCGGGTATCTGCCACAGATCAACCGCGTGTTTGCCGGGCACGCGCTCAACGACGCGCAGCTCGCCGCGGCGCTGTCGTTCGAATGGAACACCGATGCGATCGGCCGCGCCGACTGGGTGCAGCACTGGATTGCCGGGAAGGCTTCCGCTGCGCGCGCCGACCTGACCGGCAACTATCTCGGCGGCGGCAAACTGACCGGGCGCCGCGCGCGCGAGGCGGCGCTGTTTTTCGACGGCGTGTGGCCGGCCGACATGCGCTGCCCCGTCTGGCAGGTCAGCCACCCGAGCCTGCGGCCCTTCGGTCCGATCGCGACCGATATCGTGCCGGTCCTGCAATCGATCATGGGGGGGCAGTGATGCCGGCGCCGCAGCAGACCACGCGCCCGACGCCGCTGTCGGAATGGACGCTGGCGGGCGTGGCGATCGGGCTTTGCCTGCTCATCATCATCTTTGCCTGCTTGCTGACGTTTCACCCGTGGCCGGCTTCCGTTGCGTCCGACATCATCTTTTACCTCGGTGGCTGCGTGATCATCCTGGCGATCGGCCTTGGCCTGGTCGTGGTCGGCATGATGTCGCCCTGGCTGGGGACGGTTCAGATCACCGGCATGGGCATGGATCTCGATGTCAACGGCACGGCCGGCGCACCGCCGCCCGCGCCGCCGCCCGCGCCGCCGCCCGCGCCGCCGCCCAGCGCATAATCTTCAAAAAGGAATTTCGATGAAACTGATCCGCAGTCTGGCGGCGCTGATCGCGCTCGCCTGCGCGATGCCCGTTGCGGCGCAGACCACGACCGCCGTTGTCGTGTCGTCATGCGGCACGCCGCCAACCACGTACACGGCGGGCCAAATCCGTCAGATCACACAGGACGCCACCGGCACGCTGTGCACGCCCTCGGGCGGCGGCAGCGGCGGCGCAATTACCGCAGCCGATGGGGCGATCACCACGATTGGTGCAAAGGCGGATGCTGCCTGGACCAGCGGGGCCGGTACGATCGACGCGATCCTGAAGGCGATTGATCGCGACGTCCTCGCGCCGCTGGCGGCCGGCACCAACGCGATCGGGTCGATCACCAACACCAGTTTTGGCATCAGCGGGACGCTTCCCGCTTTTGGATCGACGCCGACGTTCACGGACGGGTCGTTTGTCGCGCAGGCCAGCACGACCAGCGGGCAGACCGGGCCGCTGATTCAGGGTGCGGTGACGACCGGCACGCCGACTTATACCACGGCTCAGACGAGCCCGCTGTCGTTG